GTCTGTGTGTTTTCAACTACGTTTGGAGTTATGGATGTAAAAGTTGGTCTTGTTTCTGTAACTAAAGTAATAGATCCACCTAATGCTACCGCAGTACCATTAATTGTAATTTGTCCTGAACCTTGTAGATCAGCGTTTGCAATACTTGCTGCAGGTAAAGTTAAGCTTGCTCCACTTGGAACAGTAATAGTGTCACCACTATCTCCTAACTGTACATCTGTCCCTGATCTTGGACTAATTTTATTTACTTTTACTTCACTCATTATGCTCCAGTTAATGCTTGGATTTCGTCATCATCTAATCCTAAGTCTTTTAGTTTTTGTTTTCCAGATGCTTTTTTAGCTATTGCGTTTGCTTCTGCTATATCAAAATTAGATTGCAAAGTTGCTAAACCATCAATACATTCTTGTTCAGTAGGTTTTGTTTTAGTATTGTCTAAAACAATTAAATTAGCATAAACTTTATTATTAATATCACTCCAACCATACCATAATCCTGTATGTAACCTTGCTAAATAATCTTGTATATGGTCTGGTCTGCCTGTTTCTAAATTCATATAATCTCCTATCCTATTAAAAAACCTGTAAAATAACAAAAATTTGTATTTCCATGTAAGGGTTGTGCTACTCCCCTAGTTTGAATATATACTTGAAAAGTATCGTTTGCAGCTAATTCAGCTTTTTGTGTTTGGTGTGATGTATAATAACCACCATTACCAGTAGTACCATTAACATATTCTGCTCTCCTATTATCATAAGCTAATAAAGATGAATTTTTTTGAAATCTAAAAGCATCTTGCATCTCTTGACCGTCTGATGCATTTTCCCAAATTAAACTACAATAAAAGGAATAAATTCCAGCAACAGGAGCAGTAAATTTTCCAGTAGTAGTGTTATAATGATTTCCTCTATTAAAATGAGCAGAACCAGATGTATCACCAAAAACAATAGTTGTATTGACACTTGGAGTATAAGATGAAGATAAACCAGCACTAAAAGCTGGAACACTCGAAAGAGTTACAATTTCATTTGAATTAATAGTTATAGCTGTTGCGTCTGCACTTGATGTAATACCAGCTACTCCACCTGCTGCAAAAGTTGGAGGTGCACCCGCACCTGCTGAAGTTAATACTTGTCCTGCACTTCCCGTTGCAACTGCAACTGGATTTCCTGAAGCATCATATGAAATAATATTACCGTCTGTACCTGGAGCCATTTTAGCTAAAGTTACTGCATCATCTGCAATTTGTGCTGTTGCAATTGTTCCTGAAAGAGCAGCAGTAAGAGTTTCATTTCCACCATCAGTACCTTCAGTTAAAGATATATTTGTACCTGCAACTAATTTACCATTTAAAAAACCAGCTGTTGTATCGTTAGCAGATACTTTTACTTTTTCTGTATCAGCACTTCCAAATCCAGTAGCAGTTCCATTATTAGTAATAGTTGCACCTGCTGGAATAGTAATCGTATCACCTGATTCACCTAACTGTGTTGCAGTTCCTGATTGTGGAATTATTTTATCTACTTCTAATGTGCTCATTACAATATAATTAAAACTCCTGTTACTGTTATTGTTCCTGATACTGTTACTGGTCCTGCTAATACACCTGAGTCCATAGTTTGAACTTCATCTAAAGTAGATGCATGAGTTACAACATAACCTGTTGCTTGCATAACAGGTGACATTGCTTTTTTAGCAGGGACAGTACAAAATACTTCTTTTTCTCCTGAACCAAAATTAATCTTAGAGGTGTTTCCTGATGAATTACTTATCACTGTGTCTCTTGATAAAGTATCTGGAGAAGCATCGGTAACAGTACCAATACCAACTTCAAACTTATCTGTACCTGTTTCTGTAATACAATAATACGTAGTATTAGTTGTACCTACTCCAGCTACAAATGTTACAAAGTCCTGTGAAGCACCAGCTAGGTTTAACGTTACCGTTCCCGAGGTAGTGCTTGTCTCTTTAACTCTATCGTTAATGACAAGTGCCATCTAAACCTCTCTTACGTTAATCTTAATATTGCAGCAGATGTTGTAAATGCAGGAAATTGAATTGTAAATGTCCCTGCAGTTGCAGTTTTATTTCCACCAAAATCTAAAACACAAACAGCTGAATTAGAGTTTGAAGTATTATAAATTAATGCTCCCTTAGCTGTAAGTGTTACTCCAGTAAATGATCTATTAGGAAAATCTACAATAGCTACACTTGATGCTACCGATGTATTCTGACCTGATTTTGCTAATTTTCCTCCGCCTGATGTATATTGCCCTGAAGCATTAACTTGGTTATCAGTGGTAAATGAAGTTGTTGACTTCCCTAAAACTGCTGAATCATTGTATAATGCTAATTTAAATTGATCTCCACTAGTTTGTGTAAAATCGTGTTTTCCTTCTAATAATTCTTTTTTAAATGAATTACATATTGCGTTTGTTGTTATTGCCATTTTTAACTCCTTTTTATGGTGATGGTGACGGTACTTTCATTCTAGGAACGCCATCATCGAATTCTGCTCTTCTTCTTCTACCCATTTGTTGGATACCAAAAGCTTTTAATTCCTCAGTATACTTGTTTTTATATAAATTGTACATATCCAAGGGGCCTTTTAAAAAAGAAAATGCTTCAGCTAAAACTCCATGTAATAACATTGATTCCTGATAATCTGATAAGTAAGTAGTTGTAGAACTATTAAAATGAGGAGGAGTTACAATATAATTCAATTGTGTTGCATAAGCAATATCTGGAGTTGGAGCAACTACAATGGTAGTAGCGTCCCAATTTGCATAATATTTAGGCTGTCCTGTTGCGCTACTTGAATTGAATTCAGTTATAAAACTTGTATCTCTTTTTTCCATAAAAGTTCTTGCTGAAGTATTTGATGTAGTCGCGAATACTTGAAGAGATCTTATTATTAAAAAATCAGCTGGAGTCACAAGATATCGTTTGTTGGCGGTAAATGAAGAAGTAGCATATTTTCTTGTATCGTCGTAATCTACTTGACCAGACACATCAAGTTCAACATTTCTAATAAATTGATCTAATATCGAGTCAGTCAATACATTAGAATCTACCTCTGTATAATTTCTTACTTGTGTTAAAAAATTAGTATGGGTAATTGCCATTATGATATCTCCACGGTAACATTTCCAATTGACATATCTGCAGAAAAACTAGTTAGTGGTGTACCTAATATATTATCACTTGAGGAAGGAATCATACTAAAACTATTTATTAAAGGATCGTTAGTTGGATTGCTATTGATGTATAAAGTAAAACTAGCGGTAGTATCAGGTTTTTGTGGTCTAGCGTCCAGTAAACCTTGTGGATCAGAACCATAAACTTTAGGTGTCAGCTGAGGTTGTTTGGGTTCAAACTCAGAAATATGGACGATGGATCCATTCCATTCCTTTACCATTTCAGTATATGGAAAAGCCTGACCAGAACGGTCGGATATAGCTAATGAATTTTTACCTCTTGCAAATCGTGCCATTAGTTCCTCGTTGGATAATAGTTAGCTGGTGAAATAAATAAAGAAGCTCTTTGACCATCTTCATCCAAAGCTCTTTTAAGTTCGTCTTCATAATACATTTTTAAAGCTTGTGTTCTTTCTGGTGCATATTTTAAAGATATATAAAATGCAAGTCCAGAAATCATACACGGTAAAAATCTAAAAGGTATATCTGGATTATCAGTATAAGCACCCGCATCTTGAATTCTATTTAATGTATAGTAACATAAATGTGTATAAGTCGATGCATCAGGGGTCAGGTATAATGTAATTGTAGGTGTCGTTTGTCTATCTACATAATATTGTGAAGGCTGACCTGTAGATCCTTTATTTGGTAATGCTGCATAAGTAGATCTATCTATTTTAGATAATGTAATATCTGTAACGTTTGTTCCTGGAGCTGACGCAGTTGAAATATACGCTTCTAAAACATCATTAGTAGATGTAGGAGTGGTATAAGTTGCTGTACCAGCAGTTAATGCTTGAACTTGTTTTTCAACTTTCCAAAGATGAACTCCTCTGTTTCCCCATTCAGAAAACAAAACATTTAATCCTCTTCTAGCTTTTTTTAAATCGTAACCAGAATTAGTTGATAGACCACATCTTTCATAAGCCTCTTCTACAATGTCATCAATTGATAAATCAAATGCTGTAGTTCCTGATGTAGCCATTTAAACATATCCTTTATTTACTTTTGCCAACGTTTTTATAATCTTTAGCTTTGCCTTTAAAAATTAAGACACCTTTTTTACCTTTTGGTGTAATTTCTTTAACTGTTACTGGTTTTCTTACTCTTCCGCCTTTATTGTAGCCTGTAGGTTTCATCATACCACCGCCCATTTTACCGACAGGTGATTTTCCAGACATAGCCATTTTTTTATGCATTTTTATTTTTGAATTATCCATTAGTATATTCCTTTAAAGTTAGTTCCTCTGATGGCGATTCCGCCACCTTTCATTTTGTTATTTTTAGCTTTCAAGATTTTAAAATCATCTCCTGAAATCTTTCCGTCTTTGTTTGCATCAAGTTTCTTTTGACCACCGATCAAACCACCTTTTTTAACCATGTATCCAGTAACATCTTTTCCTGGTCTAGCTGGTCCGTCTCTATTAAACTCTACCCCATAATTAGGATCTTGTTTTTTTGGAGAGGATTCTTTTCTTTTTTTTGGTGGTGGTCTCCCAGGCCCAGGTCGTGGTCTCGGTAATGGTTTGCCAGGTAATCCTAAAAAAGGTTTAGGCTTATTTCTTCCACCTTTTTTACTAGTCATACCGCCTTGTTCATATCCTTGAACTTCTCCACCTTTTTTCATACCTATCTCCTTTTTCAATTCTTCGAGTCTTTTCTTTTTCTTAGACTCATTAGATTCTTTTTTATCAGGTTCATCAGCTTGAGCTTTCTTTTTGGAGAATATACCAAAACCACCTGACATATAACCTTTTACATCTCCGCCTTTTTTCATACCAGGAAGTTTAGGTTGTGTTCTAACAGATTTATTTTTATTTCGACGTTCTTCACGTTCTTTTTTTAGTTTTTCAATAAGTTTTTTTACTGAGTCACCTATTGGTTTTAAACCTTCTGATCTTGGCATTTTATTCTCCTATAAAATTTTGTACTTCGTTGTATTTATTATACCACCACATTGTTTCTTTGCAAAGGTAGGAACATTAGTGGGCTTTCCGCCAGGGTTACCCGCTGATCGTTTCCTTGCAACGGCACTCCGCCTCTGAGAGTTTGTCATGCTTGCTGCTTTGGCAGCAGGGACGCACTTTGGATACTTTCTTTTTGATCCACTTGCAGATTTTCTTCCACATTCCTTATATCCTCCACCTTTTTTCTTAGATCCTATATCGACCCATTTTTGATTAAACCACTTGGTTAAACCACCTTCTTTCATACCAGCAGGGACACAATTAGGAACCATTTTCTTTCCTTTTTTCTTCATGCCCTTTTGGACATAGCCGTCCCAACATGTTCCTTGTTTAGACATATTTCATCTTTGTCATATTAATCATGCCACCATCTTTCTTTTTCTTAGGGCCCCAATCTTTTCTTTTTACACCTGATGGATCTTTTGCTTTCCCAGCACAAATTTTGCTTGCATATGCATTCGCGTATGCAGACGGATATACCTTAAACTTTCTCTTTGCTGCTGCTTTCCCTCTCGGGCATAATTTTGTCATTTTGAAGTTTGCTCCTGTTATAAACTTTCTTAGACTTTATCACTTTCAGTCTAAATCGTCTAGTCCGTAAGTTTTTGGCTATTGGGTTCTTTCTAGGCATATTTTATTTCTGCCAGATTCTATTATAGAAAACCCATACTTTTCAAGAACCTTATGAATTAATTCCATGTCATATTTAGGATAATCGTCAAAAACAAACCTAGTTCCTTTTAATGATCTATTTGCAAACCATACAGCTTCCGTTAGGACATCTTTAGTCATATGTGGTCCGTCAAAGTGAACAAAGTTAAAATATTCTAAGTGACCGTTCTCATTCATAAATTGAGTATCTGTCATCTTTATAAAATTAAACATAGGGTATTCTTCAAAATCTTTGACCATTTGCTCAGACATTTCATCTGTGTAATCACAAGTATATGAATCTGATTTATCATAATGTTGATAATTTAAATTACCATATGGATCTATCCCAAAATGCATATAGCGAAGACCTTTTAATCTTTCTTTTAATGCATCCATTATAATTTTTGAACCAAGTCCTTCTCGGACTCCTATTTCACAAGAATAAAATCTATCTTTTGGACTGTATACTGGAACTGTTTCGCACCACTTTTTTAGAAGTTCGTAATCGGAACTGTCTCCTCTTATCATTGGATCCTTTTCTAGCACCTCTTAATTTGCCTTCAACTTCTTTTGGTATTTGTGATCTTGATATGGCCATTAAACTAAATCGGTTGCTTTTCCTATAATTGGTTTGTACTTAGTTCTACCTTCTAATTTAAAAGCATGCAAGAATTGTTTTCTTGGTTGATAAGGTATGTAACTTGCATGTATCCATCCCGAATTAGGTTCTCCTGGAGTGTAGAATTCGAGAATCAATTGATCTATCTCAAGGTTCTTATATATCCAATCTGCTAGTTCAGCATTGTCGGTTCCTATACATTCGAAATCAGCGGCTTCAGCTTTTGAATGCTGGCTGGTCAAACTTGATCCTATGGCTTGGCACAACTCAGGTGAACGGAATCCGCTAGTAACTTTTACTCTGCCAAAATGATCACGAACTGGTTGTAAAATATTTTCACACAACGCTTTTAACTTTTCTACTTGATCTGCATTTGGATTATTATCAATACCCTTCCTGATGGCGGTATCTGATTTAATTAATTCTTGTAAACTAAAATTACGACTCAAATTCATAATTACTCCAATATTAATGCTTTTATTGATTTTCTTCCTTGGTATACTTCTGTCTGTGCTTTACCTTTATAACATTTATAGGATACAGATTCACTGTATTGTCTTTCTGCGGTACGCTTCCCGCGAAGGCACGCAGCCATATTATCTTGAATAAGGTGCTCCTTGATCTCTCCATTTACAAACATAAGTAGAGCTACCACAATTTCTGTAATCATATCACTTTACCTTTATTTTCACCTTCTTTGACAACATATTTTTGTGTACCATGTTTACCAGTTTCTACTTCTTTTTTTAATTCTTTAGCTAAACTCATAGCTTTGTTCTCTTTGTTTATTTGTGCTATGTGATCTAACACTTTTTTAGTGACTCGTCCCGTTGCCATTGTATTTAAAATCCCTGTTTTGATCTTTTAACTTTTCTATATCAACCAAAACTTTTTCCATTTGTTTTGTTAAAAATTCTATGTTTACTTTATTTAATGCCATTGATTCTATGTGTTGATTTAAACGATCAGTGGTCTTGTACAAATCCTCAATCATCATGTACTGCTCAGAATCCGCGGGCAACGTACCCATTTGTCCTCGTGGCCATTTAATTCTAAACTCTGAATTGTTTTCTACATCTTTAGACATTAATTCTAACTGCGTCGCCATCTTGTTTTGTTTTTCAATTATACCAAAATAAGCCCAAGTTCCGATCGCGACCATTATTATCAAGCTAGCAACCGTCTTCATCGGCATCTGAACAGATGCTTCTTCAGATATTTGTAAAGCTTTATTGGACACTTGGCCCTCCACAAAAAGCTAGGATGACTAACATTACAATTAGCAAGCCTGTAAAATAATAATTCATATTTATCCTAGTCATACGTTGACAAAGATTATCAACCATTAGACCAATTTTGTCTAGAGCACTAAAAAACCCGTATATCCATTTATCAATCATTTTTTTTACCGTCGTTTTCAAAAGACATATCATCTGCATATTCTTTGTATTTAGTATATGTTCTTTTATTATCTTTTATTTCTTCCATTTCATAAAACATTTTGTCCGTATCTTCTGTAACCATATCATTATTTTCTGCATCCCAAACGGTGGTTTGAACCTTATAGTCTGGCCAGCTGTTATCAGTAGTATAACTATTAACGTGCCACAGAATACGATTATTAGGCTGAGCTGCATAATTCCCGTTAGCAAGAGCCAATATATGTGCACACTTATGTTCTTGAGGTATTTCAGAATGTTCCGTATTAAGAATGTTGTTTTCTGGATGACCCCAATCAATCGTAAATAAATATTCTCCATGATAGAATTTTTTATCTAACCCTAGAAATTTACCTTTTAGACCATCCAACCAATCAAAGCAATGAACGCTAGGATAGTAACTAAAACAGTTCCACAATTCCAATTCGTGCGTCTGCATATTCGGCACATCGGCTCTATCATGCGATTTTTGGAAAAACGCTGCGATAGGCAAACGCCAAAAGCATGCACCATTTGGTAACATGATATTAAATAAGATTGCACGACCTGTAATGGATGTAATACCAAAGACCACACACTCTTCACTTTCTCCATAATGTTCTTTAAGATCATAAAGATACTCCTTTTTTATTTTACAATATATGGGCGGTATATTTGCATTTAGATAAGCCATTCATATATTATTTTAATATTAGTGTTATTAAAATCAACAATAAAATTATCCCATGCATTTCATTAGGCGTGGCTATTATTCTTGCGTTAATTCTTCTCCAAATTTCTTTTAATTGATCTAACATTTCCATCTCCTTCTTGCTTGTCTAATTCTTGAATTAGGGTCGTTTCTTGTTTTTGCGCTTGATCTTTTTAATTGACCTAAAGATCTTGCACAGTATGATTTTCTACGATTTGCAGCTTTTGATCCCTTTTTTACTTTACCTGTTACAGCAGTTTTTAATTTTGAACCTGGATTTTTTCTTCTGTAAGCCATGACACCTTTTTGTGTCATCCCTGCTCCTGATTTTGTTGATCGGTAATTACCAGAAGATTTTCTTCTGGTAGGCATACCTCCATCTTTTAACAAAATAGGACTAGTACCTTTAGATTGTATGCCTACACTATTCATTTAAATCCTAAGCAGTTAAACCTTTACCTGAATATTTATCAGTCAGTAAAGTATAAGCTGTAACTTTAGTTTTTGTTTTACAAAAAATTCCTTTTGGAAATACTATTCCATCTTCTGGAAAGTTAAAGTTAATAACATCTCCAGAGGGTACATCTGCTTGAAACAAAGTAGCTCCTGAATTTGATGTAGTTGTAAGCTCCAAAGTTCCAGCTCCTGTGCCGTCTGATGCAATTATAATACCTCTCAACCTAATAGGTTGTTCAATAATTGCAGTTGCGCCAGCCGCCGCTGCAGACCTTGTTGCTTGTATATCGCCTTTAAAAGCCATAAAATTCTCCTTTGTTCGTGGCTCCCGAAGGAGCCACTAGTTAATTATGCTATTGTTACGCCTCTGTCTGATACAAGAACCCAACCAACTGTAGAGTTCCAAACTAATGTACAAGCTTCAGCCACTGCATCGAAAGCAAGTGTTGATCCACTAGCAAAAGTAGTTGGAGTAACAGTTGCAGTTCCTCCTCCATCAACAACCATATAAATGATTTTGACTTGTCCTGAAGTAGTTCCGTCTGCTAAAGTAACAGCTGCAGCTCCACCGCCTGTAGTAAGTTCAGTTACTAAATTATCAAGATCAATTGCACCTGCCCCTGATAAAGATTGAACACCACCTCTTATTGATTTTCCATAAGATGCATTTGAAGTTACTGTTCCAGTTGCGTTTTTTGTAATAGATTCAAAACCATTTTCCGATCGGACTGGTCCTGAAAAAGTTGTATTTGCCATAATATTCTCCTTTGTATAGCGTTAATTATGTAGTCTCTATACCGTCTGCCTAGTCAGTCTACATAATAATTTTTCTAGGTTTTTTTAGTATATATAAAAAAAAGGGCAGAGTAAACTCCGCCCCTTTTAAATTATTAGGTAATTAAAAATTACGCTGCGCCTGGTGAACCGAAGATTCCTCTAGGGTCAGAAAAGCCGAAGCTGTATCTTTCTCTAGCTTTGAATCTCATGTTTCCAGTGTCAAAATCACCTTCCATTGCAGTTCTTAATGGTGCTCTAACGAAATGTTTCATTCCATTAGGTGCATCAGTCATGATGAAGAATGCATCATTGTCAGCTAAGAAATGGTTGATTCTATAACCTTCTGGAATCATTCCCATATTCTGCATCGCATTGATGTCATTATCAGCAGTACCGACTCTTAAAGGTGACTTTAAGATTCTCTCAGCAGTGAATTGTAATTCTTTTGGAATTATCAATTTTCTACCTTGAGTAGCGATTTTCATTCCTCTTTCATCAACGAAAGCCGAAATGTCAATTAACGACTGTTCTAATGATGTTTCAGATAGATCGGCAGCAGTTGCCAACTCGTTTCTAAATGTACCACCACTTACAAGTGGGTGTGCATTAGATAATAGAGGTTGTCCGTCACCGCCATTAGCAGTGTCGAAACCATTGTTAAGAACAGCTGCAGCTTTCACTTGTTTAGTGTTAGCCATTGATCTTGCCAATGCTCTAGTGTAACGAGCAGCCAATCTGTCGTACAAGTTATCTTCTACTGCTTCTTCTGTAACAGCAAATGCTAAAGCGATAGTTTCATGCGTATATCTTGCAGTGAAACTTTCTTTTGCATCGTCAAATGTTACAGCAGCACCTTCTGTTTTAGTAGGTGCACCACCGAAGCCTGATAACATAACTTCCTCTTCGAAAGCTCTGTCAGAAGATTCTGTAGTAAAGATTTCTGCGTGTTCATTTTCGTATCTATCATACTCCAGGCCGAATAAGGCATTCAAACCTGGCTCTAGTTCTTTAACTAGTTGTGCTCGTGATATAGCCATAGTTATTTACTCCTTATTACGCCGTTAAACCAACTACTCCACCTTTGTATTGGTGAGCATTGATTCTAACGAGTACGTTTACGTTTGATGTTGTTTGATCACTATTCTCAGGATCTTGAGAAATATCAATTGCTTGTAAAACAAATGTAGACGAAGAGTCTGCAGTTGTTTCATCTAAAGCTACTCTAGATTGTCCTGAATTAGTGTCGCCAGCTGTTGCAACGATCTTGTAGTTTGCAAACAAATGATCAGTCGCAAAACTGCCATCTGATTTAATTTCATAAACTACATTTGGATCGTCAATTACGTTCGCAATAATATCGTTAGCGCTTATTCCGCCTGGATAATGATTTTTGAACGTGGGCTTCTGAGAAGTCGGATCTGTATAGAAGACTCCATTAAAAACTCCAACAACAGGGTTATCAGTTGCTCCTGCTCTAACAATTGTTCCGTTAGTATTTGCAGCAACTAAGTCACCTTGGAATATTGCAGTACCGTAGTTCTTCAATATTCTGTATCTGTTTTGTGAGTTATTAAACGGTGTTCCTCCTAACATTCTAGACGGTCTCAAGCCAAAGTTACCACTTTGATTAGCCATGGTTGTTACTCCTTAGTTTGTTAGTTGTTAGTTTAATAACCCCTTGGTAGTCACTAAAAAATTATTTTTTAGTTCCACTTCCGAAGGTTACTCGAGATTGTCTATCAATATTGATAGGCATCTCTGGTCGTTGCTCCTTCATTAGATCGTTGTCTACCGCGTCCATCTGACCTTTGGTCTTGGATCTAAAGTATTCTTTACGCGATTCTACAATCTCTTCTGGTATCCTAGCCAACAATAGGCCCCCAACCCCAACTACGCCTTCGTGTGAACCACTATGCATGACAGGAAAATCATTAGGACCGATTTGTTTTAACAACTCATCTGCTCTAACTAATTCCCAGCCTTCTCTAAGTTTTTTAGACATGTTTCCAGTGTCTTCAAAACCCATTGAAGTGGATCTCAGCCATCTATGGACATAACCTTTCGGTGGCGGAGGCGCATCTAGACTTGACGGTGGAGACCAGACCTTTTTACGAACAGCTTTTGTTCTTTGATCTGACTCGCGCGAAACTCTTTTATTTTCTTCACTCATATTTAGCTCCTTTATTTAACATATTTCGCGTATTCTTCAGGTGGCACCCCTAATCTTTTAGCGATTACCAACTGTGACCTGGTGAGTTTCACAGTTCTGCGTCCATCTTGGTTTCTAACAGCAGAAGCAACAGTCTGGACGGGTTTCTTTTGCTCCTGTTTAGGTTCCTCAACTACAGTGCCTGCAGTTTCGGGCTTAGTAAATTTCTGAGGAAAATATTCCGTCAGTCGTTTATCTAATTCATTATAATATGCATCTGTGTCTCCCGCAATACCCTCACCCTTGATTTGTTTATCAATTTCAAGTGCTGCAGTAGTCATAATATTGTCATTCATAAACCATTCATTTTTTTCAGCCCAAGCTTGTGCTTTGGGAGAGGCTTGAATTTCAGGAGGTTGTGTTTCCTGCGGTTGATTTTTGACTTGCTCTGCTTCTTGCTCACGCATGTATTTTGTATTAGCTAATCTTTCTTTTTCAATACTTAATTGAACTATTCTTTCATTAGCTTTAGCAATTGCACCAGAATCAGCTGAATCAATTGCTTGTTGAAGTGCTCTAGATGCGTCAGCAGAATCTGAATTAATTCTTTTCTCAAATTCACTTAAATAATTTTCCTCTAACTTTGGAAAACGTTTTTGCATATCATCAATTTTTTTCTGAATGCCTTTAGCGTACTCTAAAGCTGCTTTTTCTCTTCTTTGAGATTCTCTCCAATTTCTAGTAAGATCTCCTATTCTTCCTTTTACGCTTTCAGAATATTTATTTAGGTCTTGGGGATCTTTTTGATCTTCTTGTTTGTTTTCTACCGCAGTATCTTCTGCTTGAACAACTTCTATCTTATCATCTTTATGTTCATTTACAGCTGTACCATCTGGTTCAACTTCAAACTTTGGAATTACAGGTTCTTTAGACTCAACCTTTTTTTCTTCAATTGTAACTTCTTTTTCTTCTACTCCTGAAGTGTCAAGTTCTACTTCACTAGTGTCTAAACCATATTTATCTTTTACCATCTTTTAGCTCCTTAATAAGTGTGCAGTATATCCTCTGGATTACTGATTTTAGCGATAACTTCGTCATCGTTTAAGATACGCACTTCACCACCATCAATTTTGAAACGGCTTCCTGCATATCTACCGAAGATAATCCAATCACCTTCTTTACACCACGGTTTATCTCCAAATTTATCTTTGTCTGAATAACAAAGAGATCCTAATTTAAGAACCAATGCACAAACAGTTGTCATTTGAATTCTTTCATGAGTTTCATCTGAAAATACTAAACCCCCCTTAGATTTTTTAGGGCCTGAGTATGGAAGAACTAACATTCTCCATCCTGTTGGTTGAGGTAATTTTTCTACGGCTTTTTTGTCAATGGAATCAGAATGTAAGTAAAGTTTTTCTACTTCTTCTTTAGTCTTGTAAGCATTGAGAAGACTTCCATTTTTAGTCTCCTGCGCCTTCGGCGTTATTATCGTCATGTAGCTCCTGTTTTTTGAACAAGTCCGTTAGGTCTTGTTGCAGATCCTCTATGGATCTGATCTGTCCTATTATATATTTATATTCGTCCCAATTGTCAACACCAATTACAACTTTATCTTTAAGTCGTTCTTTCTTAGGTTCGAGCAGTTTATTCTTGATGTATTTTATTGTTTCAAAGTCCACTATTTTTTTCCATTACGGAAGATTTGTGTTCCCTTTATACCATAGATGCTCGCCACGACAAGGATCCAGAGATTTGTGAACCATGACGGTAGCGTAGAGAACATATCGAAGAACAATCTTACCTTGTCCATCGCTGTTGGATCATCAGATATCACCGCCCAGGCCAAAATTAAAATTGGAGCCGATAATATTATGAGTACCGCCTCGTCTTTCCAGTCCGATTGACGTGCTTCTAATAATTTGCCTTGGTAAGCTTCTTTTCCTTCGGCCATACGAGATGCATGCATTAATTGTGCGTCTGACATAGCCATCTTAGTTCGCTGCTTGTTAGCGTAAATCTTACTTCCTGCTGAAACTGCTAATTTTATTGCTGATAACCACATAAATGCTCCTATTTTTTCTTTTTTTCTATTTTCTTAGTTATTTTTCCACCATTTTTCATTTTTTGTCCACTAAAACCTTGTGGCATTGGCCCTTTTTTTGGTGGAGGCCCTGATTTTTTACCTTTATCTCTCAGAATCATTGTTATTTTCTTGATCAAGTTTCTCTTCTTGCAATTCTATTCTTTTTCTACCTAATTCTTCATTCAAATTAAGCTTATCTTCAGCTAAAGTCTGTTGTGCACTAAATTTGTTTGTTTCAAAATCCATTTTTTGTGCTTCTTCAGTAGCTTTTCGTTGAATATCCATTGCTCTAAGGTCTAATTCTTTTTGTTTTAAAGCTAAAAGAGGATCTTGATTTTGTTGTGCAGTAAATTGTTGTTCCATCGCTACTAATTCTTGTATTCTTTGTGCAATTCTTTTAGCAACCGCGTTATCAAATTCTATTGTAAAAGCTTCTTCATCAGCTGTTTGCATCTCAACCATTTGTGGGTTTTGATTAAACTGTTGTAATACTTCTTGTTTACTTTGTAATGATACATGTTCCATTATATGGCCTTGAAGTAATCCATATATTTGTGGATTTACTTGAACCATTCTCGAAGTCATAAATGCCATGTGTGCTTGAATATGTGCCTCATGATCTTGTTGAGGAAAAGCTTTTGGAATAATCATTTGTAGTGCACCTGTATTTTCAATTGCAGGGTCTAAAGGTTTTGGTGGTTCAGGCGGTGGCTTTAGAATACCATTAATATTTTTTACACCTAAAGCTTGGTACATTCTTTTGTATGCTTCATGAACATCATGCATTGCTGGATTAGATTGTGCTAGTTGTAATTCAGCTTGAGCAACTTGTATTCTTTGTGTCATAGAATATATATCAGGATCCGCTACTGGGATTACATCTATTCTATCATCAAAATCTTCTTGTTTAATAAATCTATTTCCACCTACTACATCATATGGATATTCAGGTGGTAGGTAATCAGCAAACACGCTTGCAAGCATTTTAAATTCTTGTCTCATTGCATAGTAACATCTCTTGTGGATAGCAGACATAACTTTTGACCCTCGCTCAAGGATCGCCATTGTAGTTCCAACAGGAGCTTGTGCGTTCATATCAGATACTTTCATATCAGCAATTGAAGCAAATCTTCTTCCTGATTCAACACAAAAATTTAACAATTGAAATAAAGTTTGGTCAGGGCCTTTGAAAGGTAAAAATTGAAATTGATCTTTTATGTTTCCGCCAGGAGCATCCACATCTCTAAACTCACCTGGTTGTAAAGGGTCTGCATCGTCTCTTATTCTAAGACCTCTAGATTTAAATCCAGCAGGTAAATTAGATAAAGTTCCTGCATCTAGTAATTGTCTTAATGCAGAAGTAGCAGTTCTTGATAGACCACCGATCATGTGTATTAAACCAAAACCATAAAATCCAAGTCCTGGTAAAAATTTATAATGTACAAAATATTGTTTTGGTTTCTTTTGAGGATCGTTTTCTTTGTAGTTTCTATAGATAGAAAGAATTTTTCTAGAGTCTTCATCTACAGTTACTATATAAGGAACTTTAATTCCATCTGGATCTTCATAACCAGGAATATCCAAATTAGTATGAACCTCAACTAAATTATATAACCCACCACGATCCCGTCCGTCATTTGCGGACACACCTTCCAGTTCATAAATCTTTTCTTGGACTTTATCCTGTTTATAAACTGGTCTCGGAAGATCTATATCTCTATAGAATCCCGAAACTTGTAATTTTCTTAAATCATTTTCTGATGTTTGAACTATTTGAGAAATTCTACTTGCATCTGATAAATCAGTTGCATTGTAAGGTACTACTAAATCTTCTGCTTTTATAAATTTAGCACAAGCTCTATTCATTACTGGATCAAAATAAACTTTTTTAAATGTTGATCCTGTAAGAGGAAGTATAAATAACATTTGATCCATGTCTGGAGTGTACTCCTCCATTTTGTTCATGATCATATAATTCATGTAATCTTTAACTCTGCTAGCTTGATCTACTTTTTGATCTGTTTGCGCACCGATTACTTCTGTTCTGACTGGTCCGTCTGAGGGTAATAGTTCTTTTATCGCTTGTGCTTGAAACTGTGTTGCAGATTCTGCCAGTAAAGGATGGGTCACACCCGCTGCACCTAAGAAGGGTCTGCTTGGAGATTCATATTTAAACCCTAATAGATCTAAACCTTTGACATAAGAATCTACCCACTCTTGTCTTGATCTTTTATCTTGTTCGTAATCAGACACCAAATCAGATCCAATCTTAGAAAGTGTTTGATCATCTAAGACTGTTGCAAGGTTAGTATAAAAAGATTCTTCAGCAACTTCAGGTAAATCTTCTCCTGCAATTACATTTTCATCTTCATCAATTACAGTGCCTACATCTTCTGGTAATGAACCAGTTTCTTGTTCAATCTCTAAATCTGTGTTTTCGAAACTTTCTCCTGACATTAATACATCCTTGTTTTTTTACGTCTGTTGCTCATGACCTTACCACATCCTTTTGCAATAAAACCACCTTTTTTCATTTTCATTGTTTTATCTTTTTGAAATCCATCCATACCTAATGAAACGTCTTGCGGTTGATTTATTTGTTCTTGCGCATACGCTGCAGTATCTTGTGGAGCTTTAGCTGTCATAGTTATTAATTTATCTATCATTAAAATAAAGGTGCAAAGTTAGATCTATCAACCTGCACGAATCCTCCAAATTTGTAAGCTTTCATTTTAGCCTTTTTATTAGTCCCTTGTAAATCTATTACTATACTTTCAACAAAATTTCTAGGATCATCTGTTTCCATTTTCATCATCTCCAATCCACTTTTCCTATTTAAATTAGCAAAAAACTCTTCCATTTCATATTTCTTACTAAAAGCATATGCAGGTACTTTTTTACTATTATCATATATTTTATATAGTTTATTTTGATCTGTGTGAAATACTTTCTTTGTAGTAAACGTTGCGCCAAGTTCTTTTGCAACATCTTTCATAGCCTTCGGTACAACAGCCATTCCCCCTAATTCTTCAGTAGGCAAAGAGTCTGAGTAACTATCGTCATCTACTTTTTTATATTTTCTATACTTACCAAATCCACTGCCATCAGCGTTATTAAAATTTTTCATTGAATCAACGTTTATAAATTCATCACTTAGTCTTTTATTTCCCAAACCATAAAACTGTTCTATCTTTGCTTTATTATTTATAGTTAATTGAAAGAAGTCTGCTGGTGCAAGTGCAATGTATCTTTTATTATTTTTTCTTGCGTCATTAATTAAACCTTTAATATTTGCTTTGACCCAAGTAGATTCATTACCCATTGGAAAAAAATCATAACTTTTATTATCTATATCATAAGTAGATCCTCGGTAAGTTTGAGTAGAGGATGCTTCTCCTAGTGTAGCAGGCATTCTATTTAAATCTCTTTCTTTAGTTTTAATACTTTTCATTATTGAATCTAATTCGTCTATCTCTGGTGGTGCTAGAGGTCTTTCCATTGCATTTTTTTGTATTTCATTTTGTCTAGTTAAAAGATCATCAATTTCTCTTTTTATAACTCTTGTTCTAATTGCTTTGCTATTTGGATTTTTTCTAACCATGTCTACAGGACTAAATTCATATTCACCTTTTTTAAATTTTTTATAATGACTTGATGCAGATTTAGTTATGCTTTGATGAGGGTCTGATTGTAACTCAACCATAAAATAGGTGTCCCCATAATTGTCTACACCTCTAGTATCGTATCTTACAAATGTCACTGCATTAGGTTCATTAAAGTGTGAGCTATCTATTCTCATACCTACAGAGTTACCTGGTATAGCTTCATTTAAATAAGTTACCTTTTCTCTATAATCAGTTCCGCCACCTGGGAAAGTCCCTTTATGTCTTGGCATTGAAGTGGCTTCCGTTGCTCTTGATGCAATACCAATAGCTTTATCATATTCATCTATTAAAGCTCGTACCAGTATTTTATCATTGTCTTTAAAATTATTTAATGAATTTGTTAATCTTACTTTGGTCGCTTCAAGTGAAGATAAATTATTAGGTTTAGCCGAAAGAGAACCTGCTAAATCATTAAAGGTGATTCTATCATTATTTAAGCTATCTGTAATTTTACTAAACTCTGATCTTGTAGGCGCACTTACATCTGATATATCAGTTGTGTTTTTTAAAATCATTGATTCGACTTCTCTACTTAGTTTTGCAAAATTAGGATATACATTTAATACTTCATCTGTATTGATTGGATATCTGTAATCTTTTGTTTTCATTCTAAATGTCGGATTAGATTCTAATGCTGCTAAAATTTCTGATTTACTTATTTTAAGTTTGGCATTGTCTTTTGCTAAATTAAATATATCTCCGCCTACAGGTTCACCACCTTTACCAAACATCAATAATCCTGAGTCTGATAACTCTTCTGCTTTTATTCCTTTTTGTCTTAGCCCTTTTAAAAATCCTAACCACTCTTGCGGTGTACCCATTGCATTACCAGATCTATTTACTTCGTCCCAAGCTGAAGAACCTAAATATTCTTTCACCGTATCATTTTTATTTTGTCTTAACCCTTTACCAAACGTTAAAGGTTCTTTTGGTATTGTTAATGCTTTTGATGAATTACCTATAACTTTTGCATCAAAATCTACTTGGTTTTTATCTGCTTGAGCCGCTTCTTCAGTTAAACTTTTTGTGCTTCCTCTAAGAGAATAGTCTTCATTAAATTGTGCCATTCTTGCAGGATCGTTTCTGTATATGTTTCTGTACTCAACCATATTTGCTTCCAAAGATTCAGGAGTTCTTCTGTAATCAGGTAACCCATTTACAAAAATATCAAACCTAGGGTCGTTTTGAATAGATGCTCTTAGATCATCATTCATTGGAGTATCAAGATCCATTCTATCAAATTCGTTTGCTCGAGCTCCTGGAAGTGTTTGACCTGCTGATTGCCGTGTTCCACGGTTCGGCATCAATGAACGAATACCTTTAGCTGCACTTTTAAATGCAGGCCCTATTAATGGTGTCATACCCGCTACTCCAAGTGCAGTTAGACCTACATACCCCAACGCTTCAATTGGAGTCATATCATCATAGCCTGGTTCACTTCTTGCAGCTTTTGCTAAAGTCTGAGCATCTTGCATTGCATACTTATAGGACTGTGCTTCACCGACCACGGGCGTTACATCTCTTACTAATGGATATGCTATTTCTTGAAATTTCTTTTTGGCTGCCTCTAGTTTTGCATCATCTAGATCAGCTACTTCATCATAATCTAATATTACTCTGTTATCATCAGCCATGGTTTCTACGTATAATATTTATATTCTTTTGGCATTCTTACTTCGTCCGTAGGATCATAGTCAAAATCAGCTGAAATAAAATTACCTTCTCTGTATCTTAACACAGCTTGTGTGGTACTGTCCACGAGGTCGTCATTATCCCCGTGAGGAAATGCTGCGCATTCTTCAATTACTTCATGTGCAAATTGCTTGCCTTCAGGGTAAAAAACCATTCCTGATGAAAAGACAGGAGACACTGCATTTACACGTGAAACTTTATCCTTTCCCCGACCAGGGACAAATTCTTGTACAGGTATTCCAGTTCTACGTAATTCTTGAATGAGCGGTAGTCCACTGGCCTTTGCCTCAATGATACAAGCTTCTGGTTTCCAATATGTATATTCTTCTGTTGCAACTGCTTTTAGTTCTGGAAAGTCCCAACGACCTTTCATAGCATCAAGTAACATTAAACATGGTGGAGAATCCTCTGACGGTCTAAACACACCCCAAGTAGTTATTGCACTATAGTCTGCAGTTTCTTTTTTTGAAAAAGCAGTATCAAGGGATTGAATAACAAATTCTAATTCTGGCATGCCTCCCGACCATGGTCGCCAGTATTCACGTTTGATGATGGCTCCTTCTTCTGAAGTTGGGTTCTGCATATATTGTGCATTCCAACGTTGAGGAGGTATAGATGCTTTTACAGATTCTAATTCTTCTTTCTTCCAATACTCTGGCCATACAGGTTCTCCGTCGTCCAGGATTGCTGGGAACTCGACCACCTCCCACTTATCAGCACCCGTGTTAGATTGTGATTTTAAAAGTCTTCCTGTCAAATCATCTGTAGCCCATCTAGTCATTACAACCACGATCGACCCACCAGGTTGTAAACGTTGACGTGGGCCTGATACATACCAATCATAGGTTTTCTCCATAGCAGAATCAGACATGACGTTTTGTTCAGTGTGAGGGTCATCAATAATTAATACATCAGCACCCCTACCCGTTATGGCACCACCGACCCCCGCTGCAAAATATTCACCTCCATCAGAAGTTTCCCAACGACCTGCGGCTTTGCTATCCTGTTGGAGTCCCATATTATTAAAAATTTTTTTATATTCGGTACTGTCAACTAAGTTTCTTACTTTTCTACCAAACCTTTGTGAGAGTTCGGCATTGTGAGAAACTTGCATAATTTTGGCTTTGGGTCGGAGTCCCATTATCCAAGAAGGAAACAAAAAAGATGCAAATTCAGATTTAGTATGTCTAGGTGGCATGTTGATAATGAGTCTCTTTATCTTGCCTTCAGCAACCTGGGTTAATTTTTCAGCAATTATTTGATGGTGGCCCCACTTAGAAGGTTCATTTGTTTCTCTACATATAAAATCTGGCCATACTTGTTTAACAAAGTAAAGGAATTCTGTTCTCGCTTTCAGTATCTTTTTTGCATCTAGAAGTTGTTTTACCTTAATTAACTTCTCTTTTGGGAGTAAATCTAAATCCATAAGTATTTTGGTTATATCATATCTGTCTAACTTTGCACGTATGTTGTTTGTCAAGTTACATACACAAAATCTGGGGGGTAGGGTGTGGAAAAATCGCTAAATCTAGTATGTAGGATAAAAGAGATACTAATTCTGAGATGGTGACAGGTGAACTGCTGGTGGACAGCGTGGCGGTTTTATCCGCCACGCATTAGGTTTAATTAGGTCGTGTCATAGTCGTTGTATCTCTGACCATGCCAAATTTCTCTGCAAGATTTCCTGCTAGAGTTGTTGCGAACTCTTTGATCTTCTCATCATTCTGATTTCTTAAAAAGAATTCAAAGACTTGTTGATCAAGATATCCCGCAACAAGTTGCCAATCAATCGTGCTTTCTTTTTTATTCTTTAAGATATCCACGAATTGTTTTAACTCCGCAACGATCTCATCATTGTTCTTATCTTGAGATATAATCTCATTCATTTTTATTAGTGCTTTTGTCATAATGAATTATACCTCTTTGATTGAGTAAGTCCAGTTTGTTCTTATGTTCTTTTTACTGAACTTTTTGAACAAGTCTGGATATTGTTTTTTAAATTTCTCACTATCAAACATATTATATTCTTTAACATTTCTGTTAATTGAATAGTGAGTTTTATTTTTAACAACTCCTAAACCAACTAATGAGAGATTGTTCATTTCCTCAAATAATAAAACCATTTCTGGTTTTATAATTCTATTCCAATCACTACTTAATTGTGCTTTGTTATCTAACAACTCACAACCATTTATAATTAGCTGTGTTTGTTTTCTGTTAAGCAACTTAGGTGCTTTCTCTTTTGTCTTTGTCATATTATATACTCCTATTGTTTATATTTATAACAATGAAAGCTTACATTATCCCATGACCATAACAAGCTTTATTTTACATTTATTTCATTTTTTATTTTAACCTCACAGATTGAATAATAGCCAACCAACCAACGACCAATAGAACAAGACCTGAATTTTTGCGGTACCGCCGTGCTTCTGATGTCTATCTTTCACATCATCAACCTCAGCTTTTCGGTGGGAAATGGGAAATGGGAAAACATTAGTTCCATACCCCTGTCCTGAGCTGCGGACCGTACCAGATGCATTAGCTTCTTCATACATAGCAAAACTCCTTTCTTTCAGCGGGATGTGGGAAACCACATCAGTCTCGGTACGGCGGACCCAGCTGCCTCCAGTCTCTTCATCTGTAGATCTAAGGTCTCGAGGCTTGGCACGGGATGTGGGAACTAAATGAATATCGCTACCAAAGCCAGGCCCACGAACACGCGCCCCCACTCCGATCGCATCAAAAACAAACCAAATAATATACCTAACCAGTGCACGCATCTTGCTCCTCTCTTTCGTTCAGGATGTACTGTGCAGCTACCTCGCACGCCCACCAGCTCAGCAGGTTTTTCAATTGAGTCATTGACCCCACATGCTTTCCGCCATTCAAGCGGGAAATGTACTGCAGGGTCGACATACCATCGTTGTTGGCGTGTTGGTACAGCTGCTGCCAGATCCAGGTTTCATGTTCATCATGAAACTTCACCGTAGCAACGTAGGGAATCAGCGACGGGATAATCCCGCCACTGCAACCATGTTTGACGACATCTTCAATAACGAAGGACTCTGCCTTCTCTCCTTCTAACAAAAAATTTTCAATGCTCATGCTTTTCCTACCTTCCACGTAATGCCATTGACATCTGTTTGGTATTTAAATTTATCACCGACCTTGTATTGAATTTGGTTAAATGGTTGATTGTCTAGAATCCCAATACCTTTCTTCAGATCTCCTTTGAAGATTCTACACCACATCTTCTCGTCGCCACGTTCGTCGTCCTTAAACCAGACATACACCATAGACTTCGCCCATCTCGGGTGCTTTTCAAATTTTTTAATACTGAAGTATGCTTCTTTTCCATGCTCTGGACAGCTAAACAATAAATTGTTTTTGTCTTCTTGTGTTTCTTTTGTCATCGTTGTTCTCCTTTGGTTATCCCATGTATATAGGATGTTTAGCATTAGAAGTCAATGCATAAAATAAAAAAAATTTTTCACACATGCGTGTGTGTGCGTAGGTAATCTACCGATCCCTGACCTGCGGACCAGCGGGCGGTACCAGCTCCTCCTGATGCTTAGTTTACAAACCACAGTTCTTGGTTCTGCGGTGGGAAGTGGGAGATGGGAAATGGGGTATCATAGGTTTCGCAATAAACACCGAGCGACTAGTCTTTGACTACAGTGGTAAGCTTTTTCTCGAGTACCCCACGATGACGGTAGCCCAACGGACAAACAGGAGCTAACAAGTTTGAGATGATTGAGCTACCATGTGCGTATATATATTATCCCACGCTGATGTCAAGTATTTATTTTCCCAGCTTCACCTGGATCCAGCTGCGGGGTCCGCATCCTGATGCTGCAGTCCTGCTTTCCTCAACAAAAGTGTGAATTACCAATGGGAAATGGGAGTTCACCACAGGTTTCGCGGTACCAGCTCCTGAAGGGCTCGGGGTCGATGGTTAAAAAGTGTTGGATTTGCAGTGGGAAGTGGGAGTTGGGAGATGGGAAATCACGGATCCAGCTGCACGGTCCGCGCTGCAGGTGAAGGACTCTTCAGGATGGTCTGTAAAAGGTGGC